TAATCTTATTGGTATTCGCGTTCTTCCTAGTCGTGATGTTCGTAATTTCTTTTATAACTATGCTTACGAATACAGTGATCAAATGAAGAAGCGTTGGTCTAAAGAGCGTTTCTGGGAAATTAAAGACAATGGTTATTCTGCCTTGTATGCAATTGCATCTACAACTTTGAACGAAAATGATGAGTTTGAAGTTGCAGATGATGCAACTAAGGCACAGATTCGTACAGCATTTAAAAAGTCTCTTAAGGCAAAATTGACTAATAAGAAAGTTTTGTCTTCCTTTATCAGCATGGTCGCTTGATGAACTGTCCACGGGGATCGTCTGATCCCCACTATTTCCCTTATACTATGAAAGTCAACGAAACAACCCAAGGACAAATGCCTCGCATGTCTAATCTCAACAGCAACGAACTGATCTCTTTCCTTTCGGAAAACTATGGTAATGAGTTTGGCGGCGATGCTGTCAATGCTGCTTGCCGAGAGTTTAATGTTTCTTATCCCACTATTACTAAACGACTTGAGCAATATAAAACTGGTCATGGTCGTTGGAACCTGACTGCTCAAGAACTTCAACGTGTGTATGATGCACCTGCTGCTACCGATCGGGAAGAAAGTGCTTTGATTCCTGTTAAAGACGATACTTTTGTCCCGTTCGGGAACTTTTCTGATGTCAAAAAGATCATTCAGTCTGGTATCTTCTACCCCACTTTTATCACTGGTCTCTCCGGCAACGGCAAAACCTTCTCTGTTGAACAGGCATGTGCTGCTCTAAATAGAGAACTGGTTCGCGTTAACATCACCATTGAAACTGACGAGGATGATCTTATTGGTGGTTTCCGTCTTGTTAACGGCGAAACTGTTTGGCATAATGGTCCAGTCATCGAAGCTATGGAACGTGGAGCTGTACTTCTTCTAGATGAGATTGACCTTGCTTCCAACAAAATCCTCTGCCTTCAGTCTATTCTAGAAGGCAAAGGTGTATTCCTGAAAAAGATTGGTAAGTATGTCCGTCCTGCTTCTGGATTCAATGTATTTGCTACTGCTAACACTAAGGGAAAAGGTTCTGATGATGGACGTTTCATCGGCACTAACGTTCTCAACGAAGCATTCCTTGAGCGATTCCCTGTAACTTTTGAGCAAGAGTATCCTTCAGCAAGTACTGAGAGAAAGATCCTTGAGGGCATTTCCCTTGATCTTGGTATTCAAGACCGCCAGTTTTGTCAACGTCTTACTGACTGGGCACAAATGATTCGCAAGACCTTCTATGAGGGTGCTATTGATGAGATCATCAGCACTCGCCGTCTGACTCACATCATTCGTGCCTACAGCATTTTCAATGACAAGGCAAAGGCAATCAAGGTTTGTCTCAATCGCTTTGATGATGAAACCAAGCAATCTTTTATGGATCTTTATGATAAAGTAGATGTTGATGTTGAGTTCTCAGAACCTGCTATTGACTAATTCAAATTAATCTGGTACAATACTAATGACAAATTCTTGGTCTTTACTTTACGATGAATTGAAAATGTCTGAAGACATTGATTATGGTATGCGCCCTTGGGGGCACAGCGATTACGAGTTTCTTATTAACAACAACATGACTGACATTATTAATGAATCCAAAGGCACTCCTTGGAAATACAATGAAGAAGCAATTGTAAAAGAATTGCTTGAGTATATTCGGGGGACTTACAACCAGCACTATTCTGCTGGAGATGATAAAATCCAAACACTTGATCTGATTGAAGCTTGTGGGGATGGTGAGGCATTCTGTAGGAGTAACATTCTTAAGTATGCTTCTCGGTACGATAAGAAGGGTACTGCTCGTCGAGACATCATGAAGATCTTGCATTACGCAGTTCTTCTGATGAACTTCAATGATAAAAATGCTGTTCGTGAACCTTATAACCACTGATTATGAAACTGTCAGAATCAACGCAAAGCATTCTTAGAAACTTTTCTGATATTAACAACTCTATTTACATTCGTGGTGGCAATCGAATTGCTACCATGTCCATTACCAAGAATGTATATGGCAATGCTGTAGTTCAAGAAGAGTTCCCTGAGTCATTTGCCATTTATGATCTTAGTCAATTTATGAACGGACTTGATCTTTTTGAAAATTTTGATCTTGAGTTTGGGCACTCTTCTTACGTGACTATTAAAAGTAATAGAACTAAAGTTCGATACTTTTATGCTGACCCAGACATCATTGAAAGTCCACCTGAAAGCGAAATCAAATTTCCAAACCCACTCTTCTCTTTCAATCTAAAATCTGATGATCTTAAATCTTTAATTAAGTCTTCTAACGTTTTTACACTTCCTGATCTTTGTCTTGAGTCTAGGGGTGGAGATGTTTGCTTAGTCGTTAAGGATCGAGATAACGATGAATCTAATACTGTATCTTATGTTGTGGGAGAATCCGAGACCCCGTTTTCATTCAATCTTAAGATGGAAAACATGAAAATTATTTCAGGGGACTATCAAGTAGAAATTACCGAAAAGGCAGCAAAATTTTGCAAAGCAATTTCTCCTAGCGATCAAATTAAAAAACTAGAGTATTACATTGCTCTAGAGCCTGATTCGGTGTATGGGCAATGAAGCACATTCTTTTTACCCTCAAGAACTGTTCGGCATCTCTTCTTGATGATGAATCTTATATTAGGGAAATGCTAATCAATTCTGCAACACTTGCTCAAAGCACTTTGCTGGATCTAGTTTCTCATAAATTTGAACCACAGGGAGTTACTGCTGTTGCGATGCTTTCTGAGTCCCATATTAGCATTCATACTTGGCCAGAACTAGGTATGGCAGTTTGCGATGTGTTTACATGTGGAGACCATACCACTCCAGAATCTGCAGTTCGGTACATGTATGATACAATGTTTGCGACCGATATGGTTGCTAACGAATTTGTACGACCACTTGAATAAATTTTATGTCTCGTAATGAATTTCTTTGGGTTGAAAAGTATCGACCCAAGACTATTGATGATTGTATCCTCCCGGAGGAAACAAAAGAAACCTTTAACCAGTTTCTTGAAAGTGGACAGATTCCTAATCTTCTTCTTTCTGGAACTGCAGGCATTGGCAAGACAACTGTTGCTAGGGCACTTTGTGAACAACTAGGTGCTAGTTACATTATTATTAACGGATCTGACGAAGGACGCTATCTTGACACAGTACGAAACAAGGTCAAAAATTTTGCATCGACCGTATCACTATCTAGTGACTCCAAGCACAAAGTCGTCATTGTTGACGAAGCTGACAACACAACCCACGATGTTCAACTCGCTCTACGGGCGAACATTGAGGCGTTTCATGGTAACTGTAGGTTTATTTTCACCTGTAACTTTAAAAACAAAATCATCGAACCTCTCCACTCCAGATGTGCAGTCGTTGATTTTGCAATCCCCGGAAAATCAAAGAAGCAAATTGCAGGAAGATTTTTCGACCGTATCCGGTCTATACTTGAGGAAGAGGGTGTACAATATGATGAGAAAGTACTTCCCCAACTAATCATCAAATTCTTCCCTGACTGGCGTCGCACTCTCAACGAGTGCCAGCGATATTCTGTTGGCGGAATGATTGATAGTGGTATTCTTTCAAATTTAACTGAGATTAAATTTAAAGAACTTAGTACTGCTCTTAAGCAAAAGGAGTTTACAACTGTTAAAAAGTGGATCGTTAACAATTTGGATAACGAACCTTCTCACATTTTCCGGTCAATCTATGACAATCTTTATGTTAGTTTAGAACCTTCTACGATTCCTCAGGCAGTTCTGCTGATTGCTAAGTATCAATACCAATCAGCTTTTGTTGCCGATCAGGAAATTAATTTGCTTGCTTGTCTTACTGAACTTATGGTGGAGTGTAAATTTAAATGAAAACTATTGAAGAAGTAAAAGCACTGTTTAGCACTTTTAATTTTGATAAGAATAATCGTGCTGATATTTGGTTGTCCCGGCATAGTCCTAAAGACTTCAAAAACGAATCTTCAGAATCTAACTTTGATAATGGAAGAGCACTTGAAGAACTGATTCAATGGGTTTCTGAGAATCTCCTTTATCGTGATCCTGGAAAGAGTGGGTATGATCTTCTTTCTCTTGATGATACTACATTTGAATGTAAAAAGATAACTCTGCCAAAAACAATGAAAGGCAAAACTACATTCGTTATTAAAAATGCTCATCCAAACTCAGAAAAACCTCCTGAGGTAAAACTTGCAGACTACTATATCCTAGGTGACTATGGTAAGCGAATGATTATGATTGTTGCAAAAGAGAGAGTCGAGGTATCTACTTCTGCTTCTGTAAAAGACCCAGAATCAAAAACTGATTTCAAAGGAGAGTATAGATATGATATTAATGATCTTATTTGGGTAGGTAATCCTGACATTAAAGCACCTGAATCTTGGCAAGATATCAAAGCAAGAGTTAGGGATACATTGTACTTCAATGATCATTACCTTACTAACCCTGTATCTGAACTTAAATTAGTATGACTGACTGGAAAACCCTATATGAAAATCTTCCTGATTCCGAAAAGGATAAGATTGCAATTCTTCGTGTGATGGAATGCTCTAATGGTATTGCTCAACATGCATATCGACTTAGTTTGCCATATGCATTAAGTGTTGAAGAAACTAGAAGGGCAATGAAATTTAGTATGTCCTGTATGAAAAATATGGAGATACCTTTAATTAATGAGACAATTACGTTTGCTCCAGAAACTGAAGAACTTATGCGATCTGCTAGAAATCTTTATGTGAAAGGTATCAAACAAAACGAACCTGAGGCATACAAAGAGTTTATGGAAGTTTCAAGAGTAAGTGCAGAAGCTGTGGGAGTTGATCGAATTCTAAACGCACAGAAACTACTCTCTGAGAATCTTGACGAAATCCCCCAACATACGTTACAATGGGGAGTTGATTATTTAATGCAGTTTTTCCCAGAATGATTTACAAGACACCTCTTAGGTATCCTGGTGGAAAATCCAGGGCAATTAAATTTTTGAGTCACCACCTACCAACCTTTAACAAATACTATGAACCGTTTCTAGGGGGTGGTTCTATGGCACTGTATGTGACCCAGACTCGCCCAAACACTTCTGTATGGGTCAACGATCTCTACTACCCTCTGTACTGCTTCTGGAAGTCCCTACAGCAGCAGGGAGATCGTCTCAGCGGGGATCTACGAGAACTGAAGACAGAACTTGGTGAAAGTCCAACTGCCCATCGAGAAGCATTTAACAATGCCAAGTTGGCATTAGATAACAATAATGCCAACGATGAATATTCATTGGGATTTAATTTCTACATTATTAACAAATGTTCTTTCAGTGGATTGTCCGAATCTTCTTCTTTTAGTGAGCAGGCAT